AAAAGCTTATTTAACAGCAGGCATTGAGTCTTATACAAAGGCTAATGACATTATTAAAGAGGTTTTTAGTAAATCATTTCCTAGTTTATAATACAAACCTTTTATGGATCAAAAAATAGACAGACCTTATGGTGCTATTACGCATGCTGAAGGTTTACGAATAGGTCTAAAGTATATTAACGATAGACGTAAAGGACGGATTAAGTCCTTAAAAACACCGTGGGATGCTATTAACAATGCTACTATTGGTGGTATAGAATGGGGGAGCCTAGTTACAATTGGTGCTCGTCCTGCTGCAGGTAAGACTATGTTCATTAGTCACATTCTTAGAGAGTCTAAAAGACTTAACCCTGACCAAGAGTTTTCCATATTAGAGTTTCAGTTTGAAATGGGTGATGAGTCCTATGCTGCAAGAGAATTTGCGGCACAGGTTGCTATGGATTATAACGTAGTGCTCTCATCTAAAAAACAACTTGACGACTTTGCTTATGAGCAGATGGAAACTTATCTCAAAGAATCAGAAGAGCTAGAAAGACTTGGTGTTCAAAGAATACGTATTAAGAAGCCGCTTACTTCTCCTGACATGAAAAAAGCTATCCATCATTATTTTAATGAACTGGGTGGTAAACCAATGATTGTCACTATTGACCACAGCTGGCTTGTAAAGAAAGCAGCAGACGAGAGAGAGAAATTACAGACTCTATACAACATAGCAGATATGCTGATTGATGTAAAAAGAGACCTACCTGTAATTGTAATTATCCTTACACAACTTAATCGTACCATGGAAGATGTATCACGCAGAACTCCAGGTACAATTGCTAACTATCCTAGCTCATCAGATATATTTGGTGGTGACGCTCTTATGCAGGGATCAGACTTAGTCTTTGCAATAAGTAGACCGTTTACACTAAACATAGAAGACTATGGGCCAGAACACTATCAAGCTAGTAAAGAAAACGTATTCCTTCATCTACTAAAGCTACGTAACGGTGCTACAGATGATAATATTATTTTCTTACAAACAGATTTCAAAAGACAGAGGATGATTGAGTCCAGTCCTCCACCTATGGTTCAGCAACAACAGCAGACATGGGCACCTAGAGGACCAAGAACAAACAGACAAGCACCTTCGGCTGATGTTGGCCAGGAATTATAAACAAAAATACACAGTATGACAAGTAACACCCCACAAACAACGGACGTTAAAGAATTAAAAAGACTAAAGCTTGAGTCTATTAGAGACTACCATCAAGATCTAATTGATGATCTACAGATTTCAAGAGTTGACTTTAACATGAAAATGCCATTCTATGATAAACATGGTAGAATGGTAGTAGGCATTTTCTCTTCAGAGTTTAGAAAAGACAAAGGTTTTTTCTTTGAGCTAATTACAAGAGACTTAAGCCCTGCAGATGCAGAACGTAAAGTTTACAGAGTTCCTGTAAGCGGATCTTATGAGGAAGAGTATGAACTTAACGAAAAAGGTTCTTATCTTGTTCCCCTTGAAGAACTAAGAGTAGTAAATCCTAGCTCAGTGGCTATTAAAAAGACAGGAATGTTTGGTATTGATACCGATCCATTACCTTCTTCTTTACCTAAGACACCTATGCAAGCTTACAAAGCTCCTGCTACAATGGAAGACGCACCTTACAGTGACATGACTATTAGAGATTACTTTGCTATCCAAACAGGTAAGCCAGTAAGTTCTAAAACATGGCTAAACGAGTTAATCAAATCTACAAAATAACATATGGCACAAGGGATTCTAATTATTGCAGAGTCTGGGTCAGGAAAATCAACAGCTATTGAGAACCTAGATCCAGCAGAGACGTTTATCATAAACGTAGCTAACAAAGCTCTACCTTTTAAAGGATGGAGAAAGAAGTATGTACCGTGGAGCAAAGATAACCCAACAGGTAATCTTTATTCTGCTAGTTCATCAGAACAAATAGAAGCATGCATTAAGTATGTTTCAGAGAAACGTAAAGACATTAAGAACTTAGTTGTTGATGACTTTCAGTATATGAGCTCATTTGAGTTCTTTGATAGAAGTGACGAGAAAGGTTACGAAAAGTTTACACAGATTGGTGCTAAACTTGCCCGTATTGCACGTATGCCAAAGGATTTAAGAGAGGATCTATTAGTTTTTATCCTAACCCATGCTGAAGAATCTACAGATATGGAAGGTAAAAAGAAGTTTAAAGCCAAAACTATTGGTAAAATGGTTGACGAAAAACTTACTTTGGAAGGATTATTTTCCATAGTTTTGTTCGGCAAAGTTAAGAAAGACAAAGACGGTAACATCAGATATGTATTTGAGACGTCTAACAATGGTGAGAACACATGTAAGTCTCCCAGAGGTATGTTTACTGACTTTGAGGTAGAAAACGACCTAGCTTTAGTTAGAAAAGCTATCATAGATTACGAGAACTAGTATTCATTTTTCATTCACAAATAGTTTAAATTAACAGAACATGTTTAGTACAAAAGGACAAGAAGTCAAAACAACAGGAGGGACAGCTAAGTCTCTACAAACAGGAGTAGTGTATGCACACATTTATAGTGGGCAAGTTAGAACATCTAACAAAGGTGATAAGAAAACCTTAGAGTTGATCCTAGAAGGACCAGCGTCTGAAGGTTTTGAAGGTTGGGCAATTGATAAGAATGATCTAGAAGGTCCAAAGTTTACAGGACAATCAAGTCGTGTATCTGCAACCATCTGGACAGATCAGTTTAATGAGACCAACGTAACTAAAAATGAGATCATGTATAAGATTGCAGTTATTGCATCTGAGCTTGGTCTTAGAGATCAGATTGATAATATTTCTGCTTCTAATTTAGAAGAGTGGGTTGAGAAAGCAATGACTATGCTTAAAGGAAACAATTTATATTGGTTCTTGAAAGGTACAGAAGAAGAATACAATGGTAAAACTATCATTAAGTTATCTCTTCCTAAGTATAAGTTTGTTTCAGCAGATGAAGCTAAGCTTGATAAGTTTGATAAGAACAACCAATACCACTATAAGGCTTTACAAAATAAGCCTGTAGCTAGCTTTGAGCCAGCTAATAGTGATTTTGATATGTAATTTACTGCTAGAAGACTGGGGGAGTGGTTTTACTCCCCCTTTTTTCGTTTAATCACAAGCCCATGTTTAAGATAAAAAATATGGTACATGACATCAAGGATGTTCCTGTATCATGGATATTTGAACACTTTTGTAAGCTGAGAGAAAAGCTTGCTGGGCATGATGTAAAGATTAAAAGTCTTTTTAATTCTAAGGAACGTACACCTAGTATGTGTATTTACTACGAACCTACAAAAGATACATACAAGTATAAAGATTTTTCATCTGGTCACGGTGGATCTGCAATAGATCTAGTAAAAGAAATCACTGGATTAAATTATCATAAAGCTTGTACTCTTGTAGTAGAGAATTATAATGATTTTGTACTCCACAATAATGGGGGGTACGATGTACAAAAATTTAAACAAGCTTCTAAATATAAAGTTAGTCAGTTTGTTTTCAGATCCTGGACCACTCAAGACCAATATTTCTGGACTCAGTTCAATATTGGATCACGTCTTCTAGATGAATATAATGTAAGACCTTTAGAGTATTACACTATGCATAAGGATTGTGATGAGGGACCCATTGATCTAACCATTAAAGGTAACTATCTATATGGTTACTTTAAATCAGATGGTACACTGTACAAAATCTATCAGCCCAAAACGTTAGATAAAAAATTTATAAAAGTAGATGACTACGTTCAGGGATCTGAACAAGTTAAAGCTGCACCTTATCTAATTATAACGTCTTCTCTAAAAGATGTAATGTCTTTAAAAAGTCTTAAGATTCCTACACTGGATATCATAGCACCAGACTCAGAGAACACTATCATACGTAAAGAACTTATGGATCAATACTTAAAGAAGTATAAGAAAGTAATTATACTCTTTGACTTTGATGAACCCGGTATTAAAGCTATGGAAAGATATAAAGAATTGTATCCTGAAGTAGAGTATGCTGTTTTACCAATGAGTAAAGATCCATCTGATTCAATTAAGGATTACGGTCCTAAAGAAGTATATGTAAGGTTAATACCTATACTTAATAAAAAAATTATAAATGACCAAGAAGAAAACAATTAGACGTACTGCAGCTCCTAAAACTAGGAATGCAGGTACTATGAGTGAGTCCGCATTTTGGACTTTCATTAGAAGTGCATTACGTCAAAAATCAAGATGGTGGAAACCTATTACAGAGTGCAAACTAAAAGCTCGCAGACCTTATAAAGGTGTTAACAGAAGACAAAAGTTTGAATACCAATGTAATACTTGTAAAAAATGGTTTCCAGATAAAGAGATTAATGTAGACCATATAGTTGGAGCAGGTAGTCTTAACTGTTCTGCAGATCTTGCAGGGTTTGTAGATAGACTATTTTGTGAACAAGATAACCTACAAGTGCTGTGTGAGACCTGTCATAATACAAAGACACAATTAGAAAAACAAAAGTAAAATGGAAGACCCTATAATTGAAGCTGTTATACAACAGATAAAAGAAGACCTTGCCATGCAAGATGAAACTGCTATCTATGAACTTCTAGAGTTTTTACCAAAGAAAAACATGCTAGCCTATTTACCAGAAGAAATTTCTGAACAATTAAAAAACTTTAAATAACATGGAAGATATACATAAAGATACTTTCAGAGCAGAAGACTGTAGAGCTGAACTAGCTCAAGTAAAATCTGAACTTACCAACTGTAATGATCTTATTAAAGAGTTAGTAGCTCTTCTTGAATATGAAGAAGCTCTCACTGTAGATACAAGATCACAACAAAAGATGAGTGCTAAACTAATAGAACTAGGACTATGGCCTAGTAGATAAAATCTAACTATTATGAACGGATTAGAACAAATTGTATTTAGTACTGCCACTTGTAAAAAGTGTGGTGATGTACTTATATCAAGACATAGACATGATTATGTAATGTGTACTTGTGATAATAAAAGTATGTTAGATGGAGGTACAGACTATCAACGTTATGGTGGTGTAGATCTTGATTTATTAGATCTTTCTGGTACTGTTTATTTAACAGACGGTTTTGAAAAGTGTAGAGTGGTTCCTATTTGGGGTAGTTATGGTAAAGATGGTACAGAACCTGTAAAATACATGTCTGTAGCAGAAATGGAAACGGAACACTTAGGAGCTATTATTAGAGAAATGGGTCCAAGAATTGAAAAATGGAGACTTGATCTCATGAAACAAGAGTTAGAACAAAGAATAAATTAAAACAACATGGAGTTAGAACAAATCATGCAGGAATCTGCAGAAACATTAGAGAAAGACTTTTACTTAAAAAAGTTTTATTTTAGTTATAGTAGCCTTAACAAGCTCATGTGGAATCCAGCAGTATTTTACCAAATGTATATACTGGGAATTAAAGAAGAACGTACAGATAGTCACTTAGTACAAGGTAAGATTGTACATGCTCTTCTTTTAGAAGAAGAAAAGTTTAATGATAATTTTATCATCAGCCCATCTAAACTACCGGGTGATTCAGTTAAGATAGTTATAGACAGAGTGTTTGCTCACTATCAAGAGCTAGCTCAAAACGGTGATACACGTTCAGAGTTAAACCATTTTGATCAAGCTATCCTTGATGTAATGGTAGACATGAACTACCATCAGAGTCTTAAGACAGATCAACAACGTTTAGATAAAATTATTTCTCCAGAGTCTACCAGTTATTGGTCATTCTTAAAAACTAAAGGTAATAAAACTCTTATAGATCAAGACTCTTATGAGTTCTGTAAGAATGCTGTAGAATTAGTTAAAACAGATAAAGACTTATGTAGTCTTATTGGTTGTAACATAACTGAATTTGACAATGTAGAAGTGTATAATGAGATTCCTTTAAGTGTAGAACATTCTAAAGCACCATTTGGTATTAAAGGTATTATAGATAATGTTGTAATTAATCACGATAAGAAAACTATCTTTATCAATGATATAAAAACTACAAGTAAGGATCTAAAAGACTTTCCAGAAACTATAGAGTTTTACTCTTATTGGTTACAAGCTGTAATGTATTGTACATTAGTAGCTAAGACTTATAAAGAACTTATAGAAATTAATGGATATGAAATGAAGTTCCACTTTGTAGTTATAGATAGAGCTTTTCAAACATACCCTTTCTTAGTAACTGAAAGCACCTTAAAAAGGTGGTTTAACAGAATGGAAGAAGTCTTAGAAGCAGCTAACTGGCATTATGTAAATAAAAGATACGATTTACCTCATAGTTTTGCTACAGGTAGCGTAGTTTTGTAATCAAATATTAAAATGATAGACAGCTTATACACAAAATATTTCCAGAAATCTAGATCATTTCTGTTTCCTGCTTTGGGTATAAAGCGTACTAGCAATTTTACACCCTCTGGTACTTATCTCTCTATAGAAGGAGTGATAAGGCCAGAGGATATGAAGCTAGTTTGTAGTTTTATAGACGATAAGTCTGAAGGCTTCAAGGCTTTTGAGCAGCACATGCTTTTAAGTAATCCTTTATTCATAGAAGTTATACCTATACAAGGATATAAGTTATATGTGTTTGATTTTCAAATATATAAAGCAGATTGGTTCAATTTTATATTAGGTAAATACTCTAAGTTATCTAATGTATTAAAGAGAGCCATTAAAAACTATTACGGTGACAGATCAAGTGAGTATAAGTACATAGAAACATTTTTGTTTCCTGAAAAGTATTTTAGTATCTATGCAAAACTTCTAGATATAGATGTAAACGTACTAGAAAAGACAGGTGAATTGTGTGATGCTTGTGATATGAATAGAGAAAACTTAAAAATTCCCACAGAAGAGTTGGAATTATTAAAAAAAGGTACTTAAATTTGTATAAATAATAAAAAAAAACATGAAAAATTCAATGATGTTGGTTACCAGTAGCTGGGGTAATGATAAGACTTTTAAGCTGATACCAATTACACCTGAATGCCCGTACAATGAGTGCATTTTTGACGTTTCAAGTAAAGTGTTAGCAGTTATCGGTAAAGAAAAGAAAGAATCTTTTCATATGATGCCTAAACTATCTGATGATGGTGATGTTTTACACTTAAAGATTGGTAAAAGACCAAACGGTAAAGATTACAAAGAAGAGAGAAAGACGCTTGCAACTTTCTATGAGTACTATGTTGAGAACCTTGATGAGATTAAAGACTTCATTAATATGTTTGCTGTTAACGCAGACAGTTTTGACTATAAAGAGTATGTAGATAAGAAATTAGAAACACCAAAACAGTCGAGTATTATAACTGTATAGTATTAATTTTGTCCTATTAAACCAATTAAGGCAGATCTTCTGCCTTTTTTTGGCGGCATAAAAGGGGGAACAGCTTAACTGAACCAAATACAATGGAAGAGAAAAAGCCGGCCCACTGGGTTATGGATTATGAGACGCTGGTAAATTGTTTCATAGCTGTGTTTCAACATTATAAAGATGAAACAATCAGAAAGACCTTTGTCATATACAAAGATCGTAATGACCTACCACAATTTATAGACTTTCTGAATGAGTGTAAGAATAAAAATCAGTGGCATATTAGCTACAATGGTTTAGCTTTTGACGGTCAGATAAGTCAGCATATATTAGATAAACAACGACAGCTACTAACTCTTAGTACTGAAGCAGTTATAAATGATATCTATGCTTTTGCACAAAAGACAATTAATCTTAAGGATCAAAACAGTTTTCTAGAATACGCTCCTGCTAAAATTAAAATCAGGCAGATAGATCTATTCAAGATGAACCACTGGGACAATCGTGCTAAGATGAGTAGTCTAAAGTGGATACAGTATAGTATGGACTGGCAGAATGTAGAAGAAATGCCTC